TAATTAATGATCCGATTTCCCAATTGTGTTTGGTCCAGAACATAAATTCTTTAGACGAGGTGACCCAATCCTGTGAAGCACCTAATTGCGGATCATATCTATCAAATACAAATCCTTGATCTTTCAGCCATTCTTGATATCCTAGTAGTAAATCAACTACTGCCTGTATTGTTGTTAATTTTGTACCGTATGCTACCTGAGAAACTCTTGTTCTATTGAAGCTTTTCCTTCTTAAGGCTCTTACATCATTAACTGTTGGGACTTCAGGCAATTTTTTCCAATTTCTTTCTTCAAAATCGTCGCCGCCGGTATGTGTGGTTATCGATCTGTAAAATGCACTTCTATATCTAACAACTACTCCATTATTGTAAAGTTTATTAGCTTCCCAATCCGTAAATTCTTCGCTGACACCGCCCACTGAAATCGCAGGATCATTCGGCGATTCTAGAGGTTTATAATAATTGAATACAGGATTAATATCATCATATCCAGTAGCCGTCCAGCCACCTTCTGTTTTTTCTAATATTACTCCGCTGTAAGCTACACTAGCGATAGGCGAACTTACATTAAAAATTATGTTATAGTTTTCAGCAGGAACAAAAATACTGCTTGATGTTGATTTAGGATTTTTACTATCTAATAGATATTTTGTTTGTGCTTTATCAACAAATCCGCTAAGTCTAGCTGATAGATTAACATCGATAGATTTTATTTGAGAATCTAAGTCTGTTGTTTTCCTTCCTCTAGATTTAATATATCCTATTAGATATTTTGATAATCCGATTACATGTCCAACTCCTGAATCCGGAATAATCAAATCATTTATTGTCTGGAAAACATTAGATGTTGAATTAACTGTCTGTTCTAATATGTTAAGTTTAGTTCTAGATCTATCAAAGCTATCTGTGATAAATTCAAAAGGTTTCAATAAACACATCGCTAATACTACAGCAAATGGATATTCTGAACTAGATCTCCAAGCATATTCAACTGGGCCAACATCGCCTAATTTAAACGGTCCTGTATTATTAATTAAAGTAAAATCATTTGCTAATCCTGAATCTAACGGACTTAATAATCTTCCGTCACCATCTACTGGAATATGCGTTAGTAGTGTCGAACGTTTATACCTATTGTAAATACCAGCTCGGTTTCCGTGTTTAATTTCACCATTCGCTAAGTCTTCCCATAACACTAAGTTACCACTAGTATAAGGAGCTGGTCCGTATTCCTCTTCCCACCATGTTGGTTTTTCTGAGAATCCTAACATTTCCCACGGACATCGATGTGGTCTATCAGTGTCGTAGAACCAACGATATACTCCTCTCCAGTACCCGGGTAAGTTTTTAGTTCTAGTTGGATCTGTCATGTTAGAATAAGTATAGGTAAAAGAATTTTCAGTATCTAAATATTCGTTCTCAGTATAATTCACTGTTGAATTCTGAACCCATTTTAAGAATTCGGTTGCAACCACATCATCTAACGCTGGCTTTTCATACAATCCATATCCGTAATAGCCACCTACTATATTATCAATATCAAATAGTTCATAGTCATATTCTTCTTTAATATTGTTATAGATTCTAAATTCTAATTCGAGTAATAGTTCATCTCTATAATCACCGTATGATTTGATTATGCTACCGTCGTGTCCTTGTATTACTTCTCTAGGTACTGTATACGTGTCGTCTATAAATTTTATAGGAGTATATTTTTTATACATTCCCATTGAGGTAGGAGTGGGTGGGACGTGACCACTAGCTGTAGATAGATACTCTCTTATTTCTATCTTATCACCTTCGCTCAAATTAACTGTTAATCTTACAAAACCAAAGGTACTATCAAATGTATAGTCACGAGAGTTAAGCAACTGTACATTGTTTAAATAAACATATACTGCTTTTCTGCTAGGAGTAATTAAATCAAATTTTTCTGATAATGCAAACGTTTTAATTCCGGTATCTTCTACCTCATATGATATCTTAGTGTAAGCACCTGTACCTAAAACATCAGAATCTGAAAAAGGACTATCTGAATTTTTAGTTTTTGTAAGATCGGAAATAATGTCATCCACAAAATCTATTAGATTATCGTTGTAATCTAATTCGGTTGCTTTGATTAAGAAATTATTTTTAAAATCGGTATATGCTTTGCGTGCATATTGCAAAGACTTAATAATATTATTTTCTTTGTCAGTTAATAAATGTATAGCTAATGGTGAACATCCAGAATGTTTTAAAAATCGTTTAGCATTTTTTTGATAATCATCAAGATCACGAAGATTAGATAATCCCGGAATGTTTCCACTAAATCTTTCATCAAATTCTACAGAGGACCCTATATGATCAATAGCTTCACCGAAGGTAAAGTTTCCTAACTTTTCATTTAAAGGATTTTTTTCTAGCCCTAGCGGAATTTCATAATATCCAGTAACTGGTTCTAAATCTGTTATTATTTTTATAACTACAACATCGTCTTGAACAAACGTTTGGCTGAATGTAAAAACATTTCTATTCCTAGTATATGTTCCTGTGTAATCTTTTCCGTTTAGATAAAACTTAATTATTAATTTTTGTGATGTACTTTCTTTGGACCAATCAACACTATTAAAAGTTAGTTTATTAGTAGATTCTAAAATTTTAACATTATCAACGATCGGTTGTACAAGTTCATTATTTGTTTTTATCCAACCATTAGCATAATTGCCATCGATTTTATAGTAGCCTGTTTGAATATTTTTTGTAAATGATTGGAAATCTAGAGAATATGTAAAAGAATCATTTTCCCAATCCCAAGTGAATAATATGTCTCCGATATTATCAATGTTTTGATAAGCGAGGCTGAATCCTAATTCAGTGTCGGTTATACTATTACCTAACTTGTAACTTAAGAGGTTTGTACCTATAAAGGTACTAACTGGATATGTATCGGCATTATTAAAACTTACACCGTTTTCATCATATGCATCAAACAGTGGTGCTTGATTAACTTTTGTTTTTTCTTGGCTTTTTACCCATTTAGTTCCATCGAAATGGAACATTTTTCCGCCATTAACTGTTCCTCTTCTACATAGGACACACTCGCCTAAATTAGATGCAGAGTCTGTAGATGGCCTAAGTGATATTTGATTTCTACCATTATGATCTATAAAATCTACATAATAAATCTTATTATTAGCTAGATCGTCAGTGTCTGCTACGACTAAAATTCTCGCACCTTCAAACAGATCTTCACCATCGATATTATATCCAGTACTACCTTCTATGTTTGAAAATACATCAGTGGTAAAATCATCTACATAATCTACTGTCTGTTTCGCGGTGCTACCGTGATTGAATAATTGTAGATTAGGTTTAAATTCTATAATAGGACGTTTCGCTCTAGATGATTCAGTTGCTGGAAAGTCCTGTCCTCTAAATGTGTAAGCATATTCTAAAACGCTACGGTGAAACCATCGATTATATCTTGACCAAGGATTAGTATCTTGGCTGTCTCTCGAAATTGTTAGGTAATCTTTTTGTGATGGATATGCTGTAGCATCATCGAAAGGATCTGTATCAAATCCTTCGTTGTCAAAAAGCACTTCAGGTGTATCTGTGGTCAATACAGGAACTATTAGATCACTAAACTTAGTTAAGGTGATGGCATCTCCCACCCCTTCTATCAACCAAGACTCAGAAGCATACTTTGCTGGAGTGATGTTTCCTTGGAATTCAACTACTAATCCGTTTGTGAATGCTACACCATTACTGCTGGTGTATGTTGTTTTACCAAGGACTTCATTTTCTATATCGATGAATGTATTAGATTCGATGTCGGCAATGATAAATCTTCCGAATCTGTTTGGTGTGATCAAACTCTGATAATACAACACATCCGGAGCATCATAAGGAACTTTGAATGTTAATGTTCCATTAGCGATTCCATTGTTAGTGACACCATCGTTATATTCTAGAGCGGTTCCGCCTGCGATGTTTTCTACGAATTTCCAATCCTCAGTTTCTAAATCAATAGTACTGCCGTCGAGTGGAGGAATATCTCTAACTGCTTGCCATAGCTTTTCATCATAGACAGCATATTCATTTGTTCTATAAAGTTTTTCAGGACGATATATCAATGATCCAGTATCATAATTGGTTCTAATGTATAGACCTTCGCCTGGAGAATTAACTATAAATTTGTATTCTTGTCCTCTATATAACGTTATAGCAGGGTTACCTGTTAGTCCGTCTGGAGTGAATATAAATGTTTCATCTACACCTTGTTTTACTTTATAGGTGCTAGTTACTGTTGCTCGTTGTCCATACACTGCCACCGCTGGTGGTCCAGATGGTTCCCAATAGTATTCTCTGTAGTTGATAAACTTATCCCAATTGATAGGGGGATTCCAACTGTAGTGTTCTTGGCTAGTGATTAAATCGTCACGTTCTTGATCGTTGCCAAAGAACTTGAGCATATTTTTAAAATCGAGATAGTCGTGGAAACTAGTGATGTTCTCACCGCTTTTGGTAATGACGCCTGGTTCTAACTGATATCTACTTCTTAGTGTTTGATCTGTATCGAGATATACATCCTTACCGTTGTAGGTTTTTCCATATCGCTTTCCTAGATATCCAACCAGCTTTTGTAATTTTCCTGGCTGTACCAATGGATCAACGACCGCAGACATAAACTTATCGTTGATATCTGTCTGAAAGGTATTGGGTAAAAGATCGCTGGTCTTTCTTATAGGTAATCCGCTTTCAGGAAACTGTTTATCTGCCATATTATTCTGTACTTGTTACAAATGCGTTGATATTCGCCCTAACTTCTGTCGCTGAAATGCTTGATACTATTTCAACATCATCAACTGTGGCTCCACTGATTAAAATCTCATCTGGTTGGCTCTGTATCTCAAATAGGCTACCGAACTCTTGATCTGTCTGTCTTGGAACTAAGACCATATTTGATATATCAGGAGCGACTTGATTAACGATATATGTTATTAATTCGCTGACATAAAATCTGTCTCCGAAGTCCCAATTATTGATATCAAAAAATTCGTTGATAGCACTGACTATCCTAACTTTTAAGTCATTATCGTTTATAGTTTCGCCAGGATTTTTTACTACCTTAAATGATGCCTGAAGTTTAGTTTCTGCTTTAGCACCAAATAAAACTTTGTATCTCACAGGATGATATATTATTTCATCTGATATAGATTTGATAGCATTTAATTTTCCACCAAATGTGACCCTTAATGCATCTGTAGTTGGTGCTTCTGGTTCTGTCGTCGTTCCGCCTGCTAACCAAACTCTGTATGCTTGATCATAGCTACGTGTTAATAGATAGGTATCTATGATGTTGCTTGAACTAGGATCGATCCTGCGATCGACTGTGGCATTATGGATGTACTGGAATTTGATCTTATCTCTACCATACGCCCCTTTGTAACCACTTTCTAAAACTAATGTGTTCGTGGTCCTATTCACACGCTTTACTCTGTCTTCATTTACATCATAAAAATACACCAATTGTCCGTCTGGATAAGTTGTTGTATCATTAAAATCTAACAAAGACTCTTTCTGTAAAATTTTAATAGTATCATTTGTGTTATCGATTAGCTGATAGGCTGTAGCTCCCGAGACATCTACTATCTGTTGGAAAAACAAGAAATTTAGATCACTATCGACGCCTACGATCTGCTCAAACGATTCTGGATTATCGATCACGCCATCGTCGTCGCTGTCATAGAATGCTAATTTGATCTCTTCGGCAGACTCGTACCCGTCGTCAAACTTGATAGTATCATCTATCTCGAAAGAGAAATCGCTGTATAATGGAGTGATGAAATCGCTACCTGTATTGATACCTAATACTTTGATCTGATCTTTAATGACATTGCCTAATGTATCATTGTATTGTTTTTCGCTGGCATCGAAATAGAATCTATTCTGCTCTTTGCTACCAAACACATATTCCATAGATCTCACACGGACCACATATTCATCTGCTTCTTTAACAAATGCTAGATACCAAGAGCTGTCTAGATTGCTGTTTGTGATATCGCCTGCTTTACCTAAACTAAATGCATTTAATAAATTTAAGTTTGATGCTGTGATTATTTTCCAAGCAGATTCCTGCACATCGAATCGCAGACCAAAGTTTAAATTCTGGAAAATCTCATTGGTTATTTCTGTTTCTAAAGATGTTGGAAGATCATTAACGAATCTCGGAACTACTCTCGATGCTATCGAGCCTGAAGGCACAGTGTCACTGAAGCTCACAGGTCCTAGTCCTGAAGATAATATTCCTCTGTCTGCGTTGGTTCCATCACCTACGATGTTAATAGTTTTTGTCCAGATCCTATCTGTCTGCAATGGATCTGACGCATCAACATTAACTAATTTTCCTTTCCTAAATGCTTTACCTGTAGGTGGTATGAATTTAATCATAGCACCTGTGAATAGGTATTGTAAATTGTTCGTCGAATATGACCCAGTTTTTAATAAGGTATTATCAACAGCATTTTTAAAATATCCTGTTGTTAAATTAGTATCAGTGGTAACTTGTTCCCAGATAACATTGTTGTTAGCGAAGATGATTTTTTCTTCTTTAGTTAGATAGAAATTATAGACATCGGTGCTGGAAAACAAAGGCTCGATACTGCGTTTAATAAAATTAATGATATCGATTCTTGATGTAAATTTAAAGGTGATGTTCTTTTCAGTTTCTTCTTTGAAAATATATCCATCATCTGCGAACACATTGATATCGCTGTATTTTCCAGAAGCATCGATGATCTCATAGTTCCGTGAAATACCGCTGGCTGTCCTATTCACTGATTTTACTTTTAAAATATCTTGTGAGCTAGATAGTGGTGCTAGGTTATAATCTTCACCAGTTACCATCCTATTCTGTGTATAATAAACAGCAGGTGCGTTCTGTCTGATATTATCTGTGCTTTCTGATCCTGATGCTGTAGCTACAGTGTATTGTAAATCTAATCCTATGGTCAATGTGTGTGACAATCCCTGTTTATTCACATAAGGAATAGCGATGTTGATACCTCTCATTTCATTTGGAGATATCGTGTAAGACAATCCATTTGAAACTCTGTAGTATGTTCTAAATGCACCTTGTGGAAGATTACCATAGACGCCATCGGCGAATGTTAAATCAATTTTATCATCCTCTTTGGTGATAACATTATAGATATTTCTTATGTCCTGTGTCACAGAATTATAAGCGATATTGTTTCCTATCAGACTCTCGACTTTTTTCCACTCGTCTTGTTGTACTCCGTCGGGGCTCAATTTAAACAACCAAACATCGTTGTTATTGATATTAGGTGTATCGATCGCGACCGTTTCGTTTGTGGTAGGAACATCGATTTCAAAATCTGCGAGCTCTAATGATCCCTGTTTGAACATTAGATAAAATCCTGTGTTAGCACTGCCTGGACCTTTACCATCATTACGATAAATGAACCCCATCTGGTTTCCTGGCACCGGTGGTTCCTCGTAGATCTCTTCTGATCCTTGGAAACTAGTCGAAACTACTTCGAAAGCCATTCCTCTGCCACTGGCTGTTTTAGAATAAGTGAAGATAGGAACGTCAGTGTTGGTGCTCCTAAATCTATATTGTTCTGTCCTGATACCTTGGATGGTAGAGACCCCTTGGCTACGTCCGAATTCTGTGTTGTCGCTCATCGCAGAATTTAGGATCACTAAAAATTGTTCTAACCAATTATTGTTAGTTGGGTCGTTCCACTGTATAATCTGTTCTGCTAGATTTTTTCCGTTGCTATCAATAAGGCTTTCAGATGTAGTAACTGTAGCGAATTTTAATAGCCCTTGTCCAGGAACATTTCTCTTAGCGTTATAAGAAAGCATACGTGCCAATCTCAACACGCTTTCCCTGCGTTCTGCTAATTCGATAAAGTTTTCTCTTGATGCTAGATCAACACGGAATGCTAAACTCTGTCCTAGGAATGCTACGGCATCGATTAGTGCTAGATATTCTGATGACTCTACATAATCGTTGAAATCTTCTGGATAATTCTCACGGATATATGTGATAATCACCCTACGGAGATTCTCGAAGTCGTAGGATTTGAAATCAGCGTTTTTAAACGTTTGATAGATCCTAGTCCAATCTTCGTTTAGTAGTAAATTATTTTGTCTTGATGTAGTTGCCATTTATTCGTTCCTATATGATATTTAGCATACCCAATTAAGTGCTTAGTTAATGACAGAGTTCTCTTTGTCAAAATCAAATGTCATACGTTCATTCACATTGAATGGAACATAAGTAACATCTGCCTGTATGCGGATACCCTGGTCTGTGGTATCAACCTGTACTTCATTAACCACGATCCTCGGATCATAATTAATAATATCTTCAACATCTTTAGCGATCATAGTTTTAACATCTTCTGTAAAGTTTTCAAACAACATATCCCATATCACGGTGCCAAATTCAGGATTTTCTAACTTCTCTCCCTTGCGAATATAGAAATGGTTGATCAAATCTTGCTTGACTAGATCTATGTCATAGAGTTTAAAATTACGACTGGTTTCTTTGCTACTAAACCCTTTGTAAGTAAATACTCCGCCTTTGTCTCCCACGGTAGCTACATTAGTCGCTACTGTTTTTTGATTGTAAAGTCTGTTAGCCATTATACGTTCCTCTCTCTATCAGTTTCTGCTGGATCTACGTATGTAGGAACTTGGTTTTCGTGCAACACCCAAGGTTCGTGCATCGGAATCCTTTTTACTATGCTATCAACTAAAAGTGTTTGATATTTGGTGCTCCAACTTAATGTAGGATCTGTCTTAGGATTTTTATGCGTTGATAGCGGATTAATCGCAGTAGCTTTTTGTGCTACTGGTCCATTCATATCAATCCTTGTGGCTGTTTCAGTATGATTACCTCCACTATTGATATCAATGTTTCCTCTCGTGGTAATTTTTGTGCTTCCGCCGACTACTAAATCGCTGTTGCTACCAACTGTTATCTGTCTGTTGTTGCCAGCGATCATTTTAGTGTTCCACTTGCTTTCGATATAAACCCTACCACTTTCAAAATTATTTGAGTCAAGTTGTGCATTGTTTGAATATTCTGCAGATGCTTTTAAATTAATATTCCTTCCAGCTTCCATATTAATGTCTCTGTCTGCTTTGATGTTCAGATCATTTTCAGTGTGGATGCTTATGCTATCTCTAGCATAGATATCTATCTTGCCGTTTGATGTTAGTTCTATCCAAGTAGTTCCTTTTGAATTTCCAATATAAATTAAATCTTCTGAATTGTGCATCAATAATTGATGTCCAGTTCTTGTTCTCAATCTCACATATTCATTGTATGGGATATCTGAATTACCTTTTTCACCGTTTTGTGTGTCAGCATAATCTACTGGTCCTTCACCTGCTGGTGTTTTTCTTTGATACCTATCATCACCATCGTCCATCACGAACTGTGTGCCACCTAATCTGCTCACAGGTACTGGCTTAGGTGTTTGGCTTTCATTTACTCCTATCTTGGCTCGTTTTGCTCCATTCTTTCTATCGAGAGGTCCTGGAGTAGATATACCAAATACCATACTAGGAACTTCTCTACGAGCTGATGATGTTGTGGTTCCTCTAGCATCATCTTCTATCAATCCTTGTCTTAGGAAATGTTCTGCGATAGGATGTAGAGGCTTTTTAAATTTTTCTACATCTATCTTTTTTCCTTTGGATCTGTTTAATCTTCTGTTCGCTTCTGCTACTGGTAACGGCATTTTTCCTGTACCAGGCCAGTTATAGGTCTTTTTATCAGCTTCGTCTATTTCAACTTCGCTCGATCCTGCTATAGCAGGAACCATATGGTTACCAAAATTACTAGGTATGCAACCGATCCAGAACCCTTGTGAAGGATCTCCATCTACAAATGTTACTAATACCGTGACACCTACATCAGGTGGGACAAACCACATACCATAACTTTTTTGTGTATCATTATATGCTTCGTAAGTGGATGCGCCGTCCTCTGTGCTGTTACCGCCCATAAATTCATAACCAGTGTATCCAAAGAATGGCATCGCACATCTTACCACATAGGTTTGTGAATCATCTCCTAGAGTATTACCTTGTTCTCTTAACAGGGTAACTTCTAATGCTCCCATAAAACTAGGATCTAGATGGCTTACAATTTTTGCCAGATAGGTTCCTTCGCCGACTGATCGGGAATCTGTTTTGCTGATCGTTGATCTTTTTTCAATAGCCATATTAACTTCTCAAATGATCCGGTATTATTGGATTAGTTTCTGTTACTTTTCTACTTACGCTTCCTGTTCCTGTTAATATATTAGGAATTATCGGATCTGTTACTGTTACTCTCGCTTCTTGTTCTTTAGTAAAAGAAACTTGCAACGCTGTATTTTTATCTGCTGGTAACTCTTGTAGTTCTTTACTGCCGTCTGCGAAATCGCTAGGTTGTGCTGGCATTCTAACACAGCTTAATCTTTGGATAAACTTACCATCTTTAAAATCATTCTCACAGGCTGTGACTCTATAAATTCCAGTAAATTCGCTTTCTGTTTTTTGGAAATCATATGTTCCTTTAACGTCATTTAAATCTATAGGATTGCGGAAAGTGATGTATGTATAAACCGTTCCGCTTTCATAGTTCATCGTTCCGTCTGAGGTGATCTGTGCTGAAGGATCTGTAGCACCTGCGAAATAATTATTCACTCCACTATCCACCAACCAATAAGGATCTCCTAAAATTTCTAACTGAACAGTGACTAAGTCTCCACTGCTACCATTAATAAATGCTCTTTGGAAAGATTCAGCGACCAGCTGTTCTGATGATTTTCCAGCATTACCGCCTTTAAATCTCGTGAGTGCTTCGGGATCTCTTTTTGTCCTAGCCCTTCCTAAATTAGCGAGCTGTGAGCCACTTGCAGGTCCTACTGTTTTTTCTGTTTTAGTCTGTAAATTTTCAGCGGTACCTTGTTGGTTTTGATCGATTAAATTTCCCGAATCTCCTTCATTGGATGAGTTAGCACCTGCGAAAAATAAATTATTAATCTGTATATCAAAACTTAAAACATCAGTGTTCTGTCCAGTATAGATATAGTTATACTCTTTGCTGATCTTGCGTTGTATCTCTTGGTATCCAACAGGCATAGAATTAGGATTACTGAAAATGCTGTGATGAACTAAGAATGGTACTACACGGAAAGTGATTTTTCTAGCATAGTCTCCTACGATCGGATCGAAGTCTAATAGCTCTATCTGTACATCGAGCCGGAACCATTTAATATGTCCTTCGGGTGTTAATTTTTTAGGATCCATTGCATCTCGAGCATACTTAGAACTTAAGATTATTTGGTTTATTATCGATGTCAATGTCTGGCTCTGCGCAAACTGGAATGTACGTTTTTTAGGATCTATTGTCATCTTATCTCTATTGATTTTTCCGTTTTCTTCTACATCGCCGTGTTTTTTGAAAGCATAGTTTCCGCCTTGCGTTTGATCAAATCCTAGATCTGCATTTCCGATTACGTTGATAGATTCTGCAGGAGGTAACTGCGGTGTAGTTCCTTTCAACATCGACGGAACATATCTAGTATCTACTGTAGGATTTGTTATTTTTTCATTAGGGTCCTGCGTGGCACCTTTATCTGTTTCACCTTGATTGTATCGATAAAATACTGTAGAATCTTCAGGAAACTGTATATCATAGATATCCGCTACGCCTATCTGTCTTTCTACTACTAATTTTTCTTCGATTCGATTTAACACTGAGGCTAAACTTTCAGGTCCTGATCTTAAAATTTCTTCTACAGTACCTTTTTGTCCTGAAACTATTTTTAGATCATTATATGTGATGTTAGTTACATCTGAAAATCCTTGATGGCTGTAAGGTACTGCTTCTACTTTATAAACGCTTCCGCTTTCAGTAGTATTGAATCTAACCGTAACTATTTTCATAGTGAAAAACTTTGGTTTGATGCTGGTTATTAATTCTCCGGTTTCTTTGTATCCTTTAAAATCTAATCTTAACACATAGGGAGCATTATTCAAATAATTTGCGAATCCTGAATTTACCGCCGAGTTCTGGAGACTTTGTAAAAACTGTCCCATACTATAAGGTTCAAAAACTTCAAACTCGATTTTAAAAACATTAGAGTTTCCTGATTTAGCATTAGCCGCGATCGATGATCTTAGAGAAAAATCATTAACATAAAATTCAGGAGTTCCTGCGGCATTTTTGGCACGTTGGCTGTCAAATCTTCCGCCACTACTAAAAACTATATTTTTTAATTCAGATTCATTGTTCCGATAACTTCTAGGATCATTAAACTGTTCTTTGTTAAGACAGGCCATAGTCCATAATGGAGTGTAAGATGCGAATGCTTCGAGCGGATTAGGAATTATATTTTCTAAATTCTTTTTGATCGTGACCGGTTTATTTGGATCGGCGAATGATGTGCTTTTGCCGCTTTGTATTTCGTCAGTCGCTTTAGCAAATTGGTCTGCGGTTAATCTAGTTGCTTGACCTTTGGATAAATGGCTTGGAAAGGGAGATTTATTTAAAGTAGTGCCGTCTGGTTTTCTTTGAGCATTAAAGACCGAAGTTCCTATATCTCTAGCCATCTTATACTCCTAGAAACTTTTCCAAATTACTTCTTTTAGGAAGATAAATTGTCACTCCTGGCTCAAAATCATATATAGGATCTCTTAATACACTCATATTTCTTTGCACAAATACCCACCATAACTTAGCCGATCCATAAAGATCGTAAGCTAATAGATCTGGTCTGTGTTTGTATTGATTTTCTATGGTATATTGAAAATCATCAGATTCAGCAGGAACTGGTCGTATTTCTAGTAACTCGAGGTATGATTTATTCTGAGAAGTAGTTGCCCACGGACTTGTTTTTTTATAAACTGCCATTATAGATATCCTATTCCATCTGGATCCGCTGTAATTCCTCTAGCAAAGTCTTGTAGATTAAATTTACGTAATCTTTCTCTGCTGTACACCGGTACCACGGTGACCGAAATATCACTTAAAACAGGAACCCAAGTGCTGGTTCCAAATGTATTACATTTGACATAATTTACATCATTAGGTAAATCGACACTGAAACTTTTAATGATTACAGGAACTTTATCAAATACTGATGATCCGTATCCTGTAAGATTACAAACTAATGGAGGATTACCTGCATTTTCTCCCTGTCCGAAAAACATTTTAGTTGCGGTACGGAAGAATGTGGTCGCCGCTATCCAATATGCGGCATCTGTTTCTGTCTCTGCGGAGAATTGTCCAGCTATTGAGATATCATTTACTTGGCTATTTTTATAAGCATAATAAGGTTGGTTGCTATGTACTGTATCGATCTGAGAATAATTTGCAGAAGTAGCTACACTAACCGTAGGGAGATAAGGCCATACAACTCCGCCCGTATTTTCTAATAATTTAAACAGCGGACTGTCGAAAATATTCCATTGGCAGGTTATTCGTACTCGCCAATCGTCTTTGGCTCCTGGTTCTACTTTTATCGCTGAACCTGTCTGTTTAAAAAGCTCACCGCCTGCTGGAAGATTTGATCCTCTAACCAAACTTAAGAGATTATTAATATTGCCTGCGGCTTTTGAAACTGTTCCTGCGAAACTTGAAATACCGCTGGCTAATCCGCCGCCTGTGATTTTACTCAATGCTCCTTGGATGTCTGGAGTAAGACTGCTGGTCGATCCTGCTACGGTTTGCAAATTACCTATCCCGCCTGGGATGTTGCTCTGTACGGTATTGCTGATTCCGCCTAACGCAGAAGGTGCTCCACCTAATAATGCCTGTGCGTTCTGTGTAGCAGTATTGATATTAGGAATATTTGTTCCGCTAAGTCCGTTTAGACCGCTACCAATACCTCCTGATAGCTGATTAATTTTAGCATCTAATCCAGCTTTACCAAGAGGATTTTGCGTCAGCAGATTTCCTCCTAGGTTGGATGCTTGAGTTAATGATTGCTGAGTCGATGTCAGCAATTTTGCCAAAGGATTTATCGATAATGCCATTTTGATTAAATTGTTTCCTATTAACTCTATTTATTCAGATAATAATGTGCTATTATAATAAGTAATAGGAGAACATATGAGCTTACCAAAACAGAAATATCTAAATAACAGAGACCTCTTAAAAGAGATCCATAGGTCTAAAAATACTTACTGTACCTACACAGACAAAGAGTATCAAGACTACGACATCATACTAAGCGATCTCGATCGTATCAACATACGTACCATAGCAGAAGCAAAACGCAATCGTGCGGCTAGATTAGCAAGAGCAAACTGGGAGGCCGCACAACGGGCATCACAGAAAAAATTAAGCCAAAAAGAGTTCGAGATAGACTATCGCAAAATGCAGAAAGAAGATTTAGTTTTCCGTATTATGACTTTTGATCACGTACCTAAAGCACCCGGTAGAAAAAAGACCGTAAAAACTGTAGCAGATGCACACGAACGCTGTAACTTTCCTCCATTCCAGCATTGGAAATTTGACGAGAAAGGTAACCTAATATTAGTAGGTAAAAGCCATTGGCGAGGCGATCTAGAAAAAGGCGAGTTTAACAAAGAGCACGGACAGATGACAGATAATCTAGCACGTATGTTCTTAAAGCTATGCGAACGCTATGCTACCCGTGGTAACGTTCGTGGATATACCTACAATGACGAAATGCGTGGACAAGCGATATTGCAATTAACACAGATTGGCTTACAGTTTGATGAAAGCAAATCGGATAATCCTTTCGCTTACTATACCGCGGCAGTAACCAATTCATTCGTTAGGATCATTAATATAGAAAAACGCAACCAAAATATCAGAGATGACATTTTAGAAATCAATGGAATGACTCCTAGTTGGACTAGGCAGAATGCAGGTGGAGACACAGGCGAAAGCGGTGCTGTCACTGACATTGATCCTAAAAAAATCAATGACAAAGATTGACAATCTGTTGAAATCAGTGTATAATAGCACAAAAGGAGAATAGATGGCATTATTCAAGAAAGCCGCTTGCTTCACAGATATCCATTTTGGATTGAAGTCTGGCAGTAGGATACACAATCAGGACTGTGAAGAATTCGTGCAATGGTTCTGCGACACCGCCAAGGCACAAGGTTGTGAAACAGCGATATTCTTAGGCGATTGGCATCACAATCGTAGCACCACTGATGTATCCACTATGAACTATACCGTTAGCAATCTAGAGAAACTAAATGCTAACTTTGAAAAAGTATATTTCATCTTAGGCAATCACGATCTATTCTACAAAGACAAGCGTGAGATCAATTCCATAGAGTTTATGCGATTGTTTCCAAATGTCGTTCCGATCAAGGAGCCATTCACGGAAGGTGATGTGACATTCTTGCCGTGGTTAGTGGGTGAAGAATGGAAACAGGTTCCTAAGATTAAATCTAGATATGTGTTTGGACATTTTGAATTACCGTTATTCTATATGAACGCTATGGTACAGATGCCCGATCACGGTACATTACAAGGCGATCACTTTATTAATCAAGAGTATGTGTTCTCAGGACACTTCCATAAGCGACAGGCCAAAGGTAACATCACTTATATCGGTAATGCGTTTCCACACAATTACGCAGATGCAGGAGACGATGAACGAGGAATGATGATATTAGAGTGGGGTAGCAAGCCTGAATATCATACTTGGCCAGAGCAACCTGTATATCGTACCTATAAGTTAAGCCAAATCATAGACACTCCGGACGAGTTATTGAAACCTAAGATGCATTGTAGGGTTACTATCGATTTGCCTATCACATTCGAAGAGGCGAGTTTTATCAGAGAAAACTTTATGCCACAGTATGATCTACGTGAGCTGATGTTGATACCTGAAAAAGTAGAACTAGAATCAAATGCGGCTCCGGTAGAGCTACAGTTTGAAAGCGTTGATACTATCGTTATGAATCAGATCAACGCTATCGAAAGCGATGCCTATGACAAAAACTTATTATTGGATATCTACAAAGATCTATGATTAAAATAAAAAATCTTACAGTTAGAAACTTTATGAGCGTGGGCAATCAAACCCAGGCTATCGATTTTGACAAGGGACAGTTAACGTTAGTGCTTGGCGAAAACTTAGACCTCGGCGGTGATGACAGTGGCGCTAGGAATGGTACAGGTAAGACCACCATAATCAACGGATTGAGTTATGCAATATACGGCCAAGCACTAACAAATATCAAGAAAGACAACCTAGTTAATAAGATCAACAGCAAAGGAATGCTGGTAACAGTTACCTTTGAAAAAGATGGCGTTGAGTATCACGTTGAACGAGGACGCAAACCTAATGTATTAAAATTCAGTGTCAATGGTCAAGAGCAGGACGTGGAGGATCTAGACGAATCACAGGGCGATAGCCGAGAAACACAGAAAGCCATCGACGATATGATGGGTATGAGCCACGATATGTTCAAACATCTAGTAGCATTGAACACCTATACCGAACCGTTTCTAGCAATGAAACCTACAGAACAGCGCAACATTATCGAGCAACTGTTAGGTATTACTTTATTGAGTGAAAAATCTGAAGCGTTAAAAGAGCAGATGAAGATTACCCGAGATGCTATCTCTACAGAAAACACTAAATTAGAAACTATCAAAGCGTCCAACGAGAAAATCAAACAAAGCATAGAGTCTATAGAACGCAAACAGCGGATGTGGGATGAAAGCAAAGAGAAAACTATAGAAGATTTACTAAGAGCCAAAGAACTTTTGGCTAACATCGATATCGATAATGAAATTACAGCACAGAAACAACTAGTAGAATGGAACAAACAGAAACAAGAAAAGGATAATCTCGATGGTTTGATAGCGAGACAATCTACAGCGTTAGATAAAGAACAAAAAACATTAGATAGATTAGAAAAAGAACTGATTAGCCTGAAAGAACACAAGTGTCACGCCTGCGGACAGGATATACACGATGATAAACACGACGATATGGTTACAGAGAAACAAAATCAAGTCGATGAAAGTGCTGTGGCTGTCAAAGAAGCAGAAGAAGAAATCACAGCACTACAAGAAGCGTTAGAATTAGTAGGAGAGCTAGGTAACTGTCCTAAGGTGGAATACGATAGTCTAGAACAGGCGCTAGAGCACCGTAGCACGCTGAGCAAGTTGGATCAGGATATAGAGGTTAAGGAGAAGGAAGAAAACCCTTACACGGAGCAGATTAAAGAATTAGAAGAATCAGCGGTACAGGAACTAGATTTCACAGCATTAAATGACTTGACTAGGGTAAAAGAGCACCAAGAATTCTTGTACAAACTGCTTACAAACAAAGATTCGTTTGTTAGAAAGCGTATCATCGATCAGAACTTACAGTTCTTGAATCAGCGACTAACTTATTATCTCGCTAAGATAGGATTACCACATATAGTGGAGTTTAACAATGATTTAACAGTGATAATTACACAGTTAGGACAAGACTTAGACTTCGATAATCTAAGCCGTGGTGAGCGAAATAGGCTCATACTATCTATGAGTTGGGCTTTCCGTGATGTTTGGGAAAACCTATACCACTCAATAAACTTATTATTCATTGACGAACTAGTAGATTCGGGCATGGACGCCAGCGGTGTTGAATCAAGTATCGCTGTGTTGAAGAAAATGACCCGAGAAAGAGATAAGAATGTGTTCTTGATCTCCCATAGAGACGACTTAACAAGCCGTGTCAATCACGTATTGAAAGTTATCAAGGAGAACGGATTCACATCTTATAGCAACGATGTGGAAATTGTTGTATGACAGAAGCACATGACAAAATGATCGAAGCGTTCCAAGAGTACTTCAAGTGGCAGGAACGGTTTGAATTCCACGGATCGGATGAGGCAGGCATCAAGGCACGCTATTGGTTATCAGAAATACGTAACCACGCAAGCACAAGGCGAAAAGAAATACAGGCAAAACGAGCAGAACGCAAAACCAAAAAAGACGAAGCGAAATCACAAGACTGATATATACCACGATGACATGGTACTATCAAGATAAGATTATTGAAGAACTCCCAGATGACTGTGAAGGATTCGTTTATCTTATTACCAATCTTACCAATGATCGCAAATATGTAGGCAAAAAATTAGCGAAGTTCAAAAAAGTACGACCACCACTCAAAGGCAAGAAAAATAAAAGACGCAGTAAAGTTGAAAGCGATTGGAGAGACTATTGGGGATCTTCAGATAATCTTTTAGCAGACGTTGCCGAACTAGGCCCAGACAAGTTTAAGAGAGAAATATTATATCTTTGTCCAAGCAGAGGCATTATGAGCTACTTAGAGGCCAAGGAACAGTTCGACCGCAGGGTTTTAGAAACCGATGAATACTACAATGGTATCATAAATGTCAGGGTCGGAGGTTCCAACATACTCAGAGAACATTTAAAAACTATCAAATAAGCCCGCACCGGCGCAGTTATGGTGCCCTGAATCCGTTCTGAAACAGTGACGGTATGGAAGTTCTGGTTGATAGCAGAGACTCACAGCACTACCTTTTGATGATGATCAGATACGCCCTTTGACTGATTTGCTGTGTGGAGATAGAAAGATTTAAACAATGGCTAAAAGAAGGTTTAACACCTTGGGTTTATCCGCAAGTTAGCGTTTGCGTATAAATCTGCCGTCAGACATAAGACACAAAGACAGGATGAGTAGGTACAGGCTGACCGCCTACGTGATGATGAGCGTAATCATAGTCCTAACGCTAAAGGCTAATGCGACTCGCATAATGTTTTTTACTTTGCCCCGGCAACGGGCAAAGTGTGACTATACAATCTGCATAATGCGCAACATATTGCTTCGCAATATTAGCATCTTGCACCACTGGTAAACTCTCAAAGAAAAGAAAAAAGTGCGTTGAGCGATAGCGAAAACGCAAAC